AACTACAAGCCAAAGCTGCAGAACTCGAAGCAAAACTCGACGAAGCAATTGGCAGCAACGTAGACCTTAACAAAGAAGTCACTTCTTTAAAGCGTCAAGCAGTTGTAGAAGAATTGTCCAAGGATTTAGCTGACACAGAAGCTGCAAAATTGGGCAAACTATTAGAGGGTGTTGATTATGAAAATGAAGATCTTTACAGAGAGAAAGTTTCTGTAATTAAAGATAATTATTTTCCAAAGAATGCAGTAACAGAAAGCGTATCGCAATCTGTTCAGGCACAACAAACTTTAACAGAAGAAACAGATGTTCCCACTGAATTTACAGATGGTTCATCAGTAGTTTCTACATATGCTAAAGCACTTTCAAGATCAATTAAAAGAGCGTAATTTTACGACATTCCATCAAGGAGAAAAAAATGTTTTTATCTGAAAACTTACAAACAAAATGGCAAGCCATTTTAGAGCACCCAGATCTTCCAGAGATCAAGGACAGCTACAAAAAAGCAGTAACATCTGTATTGTTAGAGAACCAAGAGCGTTCACTACGTGAAGAGCGTAGCGCATTGTTCGAGGCAGCTCCATCAAACAATATTTCTGCAACAAACGGTATCGACAAGTATGATCCAATCATGATCGGTCTAGTACGTCGTGCAATGCCTAACCTAATGGCGTATGACATCTGCGGCGTTCAGCCAATGACAGGTCCAACAGGTTTGATCTTTGCAATGCGTTCTATGTACAGATCAGAGCGTAACAACACTACAACACGCCAAGAAGCATTGTACAATGAAGCAAACGTTGGTTACTCTGGTGTAGCAACTGCATCTAGCCCAGCACAAGGAACTTCTTTAGATCCTACAGGCACATTCACTGCTCCTGGTGGTGTAACAACAGCAACAGCTGAAGCTATGGGCACTTCTGGTGGCCAAGAATTTAACGAAATGTCTTTCTCTATTGACAAGACAACAGTTACTGCTAAATCTCGTGCATTGAAAGCTGAATATACAGTTGAATTGGCACAAGACTTAAAAGCAATTCACGGTCTTGACGCTGAAGCAGAATTATCAAACATCTTGTCACAAGAATTTATGTTTGAAATTAATCGCGAAGTTGTTCGTACAATTTACAAAGTTGCTAAGCCTGGTTCACCAGCAACAGCATCTGCTGGTACATTCGACTTAGACGTTGACTCTAACGGACGTTGGTCTGTTGAGCGTTTCAAAGGTCTATTGTTTAACATTGAGCGCGATGCTAATCACATTGCTCAAGACACACGTCGTGGTAAAGGTAACTTCATCGTTTGCTCTGCAGACGTTGCAAGCGCATTAGCTATGTCAGGTGTTCTAGACTACGCTCCAGCTTTAAGCACAAACTTAAATGTTGATGACACAGGTAACACATTCGCAGGTGTATTGAATGGCCGTTACAGAGTTTACATTGATCCGTATTCTAGCAATCTAGGTGCAGCAAATCAGTTCTACATGGTTGGTTATAAGGGTTCTTCTCCTTATGACGCAGGCTTGTTCTACTGCCCATATGTTCCTTTACAAATGGTTCGCGCAGTTGATCCTAACAGCTTCCAGCCAAAGATTGGCTTCAAGACACGTTACGGTTTAATTGCTAACCCATACGTTACTTCTGCAGCTGGTGTATCAGACGCAGATGCAGCTTCATTTACAGCGGATCGTAATCAGTACTATCGTCGTACACGTGTATTGAACTTAATGTAATTTTTACATTAAATAAGTCGGCATTAAGATCGGCACAGTCCTAGACTGTTTAAAAGGGGGAAGAAATTCCCCCTTTTTTTGCCTTATAAATATTAATGTCAGCAAAGGATGTTAAATGTATACTGCAAATATAGATGTATTATCAAGGAACTATGTAAATAGTCTGCCTACCACCTATGATTACCTAAGACCTAACGCGTTCAAATTTGCAATAAAAGATATACCGGGTGTTTCATATACTTGTCAATCTGCGAATTTGCCCCAATTGGCTATGGGTTTTGCATCACAACCGACCCCCTTTGTTGATATTCCTCGCATTGGCGATAAAATGGTATTTGGGGATTTTACTATTCGATTTTTGATTTCGGAAGATATGTCAAACTACTTAGAATTATATAAATGGTTAATTGCACTTGGATTTCCTAACGATTACACTCAGTTTGGTGCATTCGTTAGTAATAAACCAACCGCATTTCCTTTAAAAACTAATGCAAATGGCGAAAAAGAAGTTTTGGCATACTCGGATGGTACTTTAACGATTTTAGACTCGACAAATACGCCTAAAGTAAATATAATATATAAAGACATGTTCCCAGTGTCTTTAGAAGCTTTGGACTTTGATATTGCTTCTGCTGGTGTAGAATATTTCACCGCAATAGCTTCATTTAAATATACCCTATTTGAGGTGGAGCGACTTTAATTAACTATGGAGATTTTATGGCAAATAATAAAACTGGATTGAAAAACATTCCAAAAATTCCGGTACCTAAATTTAATAAACCGGAAGCAGCACCAGCCGCACCTCAACAAGCTCAACCGGGTCAATTACAAATTAACATTGACGAGTTACGTAAAGAAAGAATCTTTATTGCAACTCCCTGTTATGGCGGTATGCTTACAGAGGCATACTTCCGTTCAATGGTTCGTACATTGACATTCTTTAATCAACACCAAATTCCAATCGCATTTGGTACTATTGCAAATGAGTCTTTAGTTACTCGTGCTCGTAACGTATTGGTTGCTTATTTCCTACAAAGCAATTACACTCGTTTGTTGTTTATTGATGCTGATATTGAGTTTCAGGTTGAAGATGTATTGAAGCTAATTGCTCACAATAAAGAAGTTTGCGTAGGTGCATATCCTAAGAAGGGTGTTAACTGGCAGCGCATTAAAGACAGCATTAACTCTAAACAAGGTCAGGATATTTCTGATCGTGATATTGCAGCTGCTGGCTCAGACTATGCTATTAACTTTAAATTCGTTAATCGCGATTTAAAACAAATTGCTATTGAGAATGGTGTTATTAAATTGCACGATGGCGCTACAGGTTTTATGATGATTAAGCGTGAAGCAATTGACAAGATGATTGCGGCATATCCTGAGTTGAAGTACAACAATGACTTGAACACACCGCCTGATTTGCAAGACTTTTTCTATGCATTCTTTGACACAATGATTGATCCTAAAGATAGACGTTACTTATCTGAAGATTATACCTTCAGCAGACGTTGGCAAGATATCGGTGGCGACATTTGGTTAGACCCATCTATTTCGTTAAATCACTTTGGATCATTTAATTTCCAAGGTAATCCTGCACAAATTATTCAAATTGGATAATTAAATTATGAAGCTCACAGATTTACAAAATCTGTGGGCAGATGATTGCAAGATTGACGAAACTAATCTAGGTCATGAATCTGCTCGCACACCCACCTTACATTCTAAGTATTTAAATTTTTTATCATCTACTCGACTTAATTTACGAAAAGCTGAGTCTGACTACTTAAACCTTCGCCGCAAAAAGTACAAATATTTCAGAGGAGAAATGACTCAACTGGAACTAACTGACGAAGGTTGGGAACAATGGCAAGGCAATAAACCATTGAAGAATGAAATGGATGAATTTCTACAAGTAGATTCCGATCTGATTATTTTACAAGATAAGATTGAGTACTTTAAAACAGTCATGTATCAGCTTGAACAAATTATTAGATCATTGAATAGTCGAACATGGGATATTAAAAATGCAATCGAATGGACTAAATTTACTAACGGTATGATGTAATGTCTGATATAAGAATAAGAAAAAAGAACGAAGTATATTTAAATGTGGATGCTGAACCTTCAATTGCACAAGAATTGAACGATCATTTTTCATTTGAAGTTCCTGGCGCAAAATTCCACCCTCTTTATAGATCAAAGATGTGGGATGGCCGTGTCCGTCTTTTTTCGATGTTCACCAAAGAACTGTATGTTGGTCTAAAAGATTATGTTGAACATTTTGCTAAAGAGCGAGGATATACTGTAGATTATTCTGAGTATGTTCATACTGCTGACACTTGCACACTTGAAGAAATACGAGAGTTTATTACAAACTTAAATATTGGATCAAAGGGGCAACCTCTTGAAATGAGGGATTATCAAGTTGAAGCCGTACATAAAGCTATTAGCGATGGTAGACGTCTACTTTTATCTCCTACTGGTTCCGGTAAATCCTATATCATTTATTGTATTATGCGTTGGCATGAACAGTTCAATCGTAGACAATTAGTTCTTGTTCCAACCACATCTCTTGTTGAACAGATGTATTCTGATTTTCAAGATTACTCTTGTTTAAATGGATGGAAAGCATCTAATCATTGCCATCGTATTTACGGCGGCCACGAGAAGTCTAACGAATATGATGTTGTTATTAGTACGTGGCAATCGATTTATAAATTACCTAAAAAATTCTTTGATGATTTTCAGGCAATTTACGGAG